GATTTTGATAAATGTTTTATTGATGCAGACTCTATGTTGTATCGGATAGCATATACTGTAAGTTCTGATGCTCAAGCTCAGAGTACCTTTGACTTAGCCCTTAAGGCTGTAATGCGAGATACTAATAGTATTAAGGGTTACGTTGCTGTTAAGGGTAAAGGTAACTTCAGGTATGATATAGTAGATGATTACAAGGCTACTCGTAGTAAACAAGATATGGACCCTAAGGTTAAGGAAAGACTTGATAGCCTGTACCAATACTGTTGGGACACTGGGTGTGTAGCTTCTGATGGTTGTGAGGCAGATGATGTGGTATCTATATGGGCTACTGAAGCTGAGGCTGAAGGTAGTTCATTTGTTATTGCACATGTGGACAAGGATATCGACATGGTTCCTGGTTGGCATTACAACTTTAACAAGAACAAACTCTACCTTACTGATGAGGATGCTGGTCATTACTTATTGTGCAAGCAATTGCTAACTGGTGATGCTTCAGATAATATCCAGGGTTTGAAAGGTGTAGGCCCTAAGACTGCTGAGAAGATTCTTAAAGGTGTAGAGCCTGATAAGATGTTAGATGCTGTTAGGTCTACTTGGAGAGAGAAGCACCCCCGAGATTGGAAAGAGAAACTAGAAGTATGTTTCAACCTAATCTATATGCGTAGGAGCTTTGATGACTTACGCCATATGACAATTGAAGAAGTCTATGGGGAGGGTAACTTACGATGACTAACTTTAACTATATAAAGCAACAGTTAGAGGATGAAGGTATAAGTGAGGAAGAGTATATTAGAGACTACTATAACGGAGACTATAACTTGTTTTTAGAGGATATATATAACGATAACTATCCAAACAAAACAGTTGCGTCTAAACAAGACTTGGGCCATTGGGTATACAATGGTCCTGACTTCGACCCTGATGATTACTTTGGGTTCATCTACTTAATTACTTGTAGTCACCCTGAAGAACCTAAAAGATATATAGGTAGGAAGCAGTTCCATATGTATCGTAAGGGTAAAGAACGTAAGGTATCCAACTGGAAAACCTATAGTAGCTCATCATCTCACATCAATAAAATGATAAGTGACCTTGGTGCAGAGTACTTTACCTATGAGATACTACAACTGTTTGAAACCAAAGGTGGTTTATCTGCAGGGGAAGTTAAGGTACAATGGGATCTTGATGTGTTAACAGAGAAGTACCCTGATGGTACTCCTGTCTTTCTTAACAGACAAATAGGTGCAATTAAATTTATACCTAAGGAATCAGTAGACAATGAAACAAGACAAAGACTTGTCGGAATCACAGACGATATACGAGAAGAGTTCAAGGAGCAAGAAAACCGCACGGATGCAGAAGAAACAGCAGTCTCAGAAGAAGAGACAGATAGTAAAGAACCTTAAAGAACAGCGGTGGTCTTAATGACTAAAGATAGATTTGTAAAACATATGCCCTGTAAACATTGTGGATCTTCTGATGGCGTTGGTATGTACTCCAACGGTATTGGTAAGTGTTTTGTTTGTGGGAAAGTTACAGTAGAAAAAGATAGAGAAACTGATATGCCAGAACCAAAGACTCCAGTAGCAACTGAAACATTAGAAACAATTGAATCCTATGATACCCGTGGGGTTCAAGAGAGAGGGATCACTAAGCAAGTTGCAATGCACTATGGAATGAAAGTATCGTACAATATGGATGGTACTATCGAGGCACACTACTATCCTTACACAGTTAAGGGTAAGACTACAGCGTTCAAGATACGAGAACTACCTAAGGCCTTTAAGGTCAAGGGTAACTTCTCTGACATTGAACTCTTTGGTCAATCGTCCTTTAATAGGGGCGGTAAGACTTTGACTATCACTGAGGGTGAGTTGGATGCTATGGCTGTAGCCCAAGCAAACTTAAGTCAAAGTGGAAAGATATACCCTGTAGTTTCCCTGCCCTCATCTAGTAATCTAAACCCATTGATTGCTAACAGGGAGTGGGTAAGATCTTTTGATACGGTTGTACTTATGTTCGACCAAGATGAAGCAGGTGAGAAAGCTATCGACAAGGCCGCCAAGATTATTGGTTGGGATAAAGTAAAGGTAGCACACTTGCCAGAGAATGACCCATGTGAAACACTAATAAAGCATGGTCACTCTGCAATCATCAGTGCTTTCTGGGGTGCTAGACAGTATACCCCAGCAAGCGTAGTAAGAGGGGAAGATATTTGGGAGGAGTTTACTAAACGTAAGACAGTTAAATCTGTGCCTTACCCCAAGTGTCTAGAAGGACTTAACGATAAGCTATCAGGTATGAGGCAGGGAGAGATTACTCTGTTTACCTCAGGTACAGGTAGCGGTAAATCAACAATGATCAAGGAGATCATCTTACAACTGAAGACAGAAACCGAAGATAACATAGGGATGATATCACTAGAGGAATCTATCGGTGACTCCGCTCAAAAGTTTATACAGATGTTTACACCTGAAGATCCTACAGAAGAACAGGAGAGAAAAGCTTTTGATAAAGTATTTGGAGATAATCGTCTCATTTTGCTTGATCACAACGGTGCTGTATCAGATTCATCTCTTATAGATCAGATAGAAAACCTTTGTTTACTAGGCTGTAAATACCTAGTGCTTGACCACATAACTATTGCAGTGTCAGAAGGCTCTGATGGTAAGACAGGTAATGAAGCTATTGATGCTATCATGTCTGACTTACTTAAGGTAGTTAAGAAGCATGATGTATGGTTGGGTATTATATCCCACCTACGTAAGTCTCAGGGTAAGTCCTTCGAAGAGGGGCACCTAGCTTCTATTGATGACATCAAGGGGTCAGGTTCAATCAAACAAATTAGCTTTGACATCATTACCTTTGCACGTAACTTAATTGCACAGAATGAAGATGAGCGCAACACCATACACCTGAGAGTTCTCAAGTCCAGATTTACTGGTCTCACAGGTGACTGTGGTTCTGCCTACTATGACCAGAGAACAAAACGATTGAAAGGTCAAGTAGATTTCTTAGACTACAATGCAGGAGCTTAGATGACTAATGCTATCCATAAAGTAGCAGAGTATATAAGGAGTAATAGAGAAGGTGCCCGAGGTAGGAATCACTCGGGCATCGAGTTGTTAAACAGGCATGTAGATTATGGTGTTGACTATGAGGAGTTAGTTATTGCAGCAGTACAGGCTGCACAGAGTGTGTTCCTAAAGTCCCGTAGGGCCCATGGGAAACCATTCAAACTAACCGCTACATCATCAGCCATAGGGTTAGCTGTAGTATCCAGGATAGGTTTAACTAACAGTACGTATACAGAGTTATTCTGTGTAGGTGATTTGTTTGTAGAAGCCTTTATAATCTTAGGGTACATGGAGCTTGAACGTGAGTATGAAGGTTATCGTGCACCTTATGTGATATACCTTACAGATACTTGGGAAGAACTAGGAGACATACCACCCGCATATGAAGGGTCAACCTTAACAGGTACTAGCTTCAGAAAATTCCCACGTATAACTGGCTTACGTAACCCAATAACCAAGAGGCCGTATATCAAACGTATGACCTCTGAGAGAGACTTTAACCAATGCCTTGATGAGCCCTTTGTAAAAGCTTTAGACAAGCTACAGAGAGTTCCATGGCGTTTAAACACTACCCTTGTAAAGGCTATGAGAGATAACGTATCTAAGTTTGTAGATATGAAAGACTCATCCGATAAGGGTAAGTCTAAACGTATTGAAATGAAGTTCGTACTGAACAAGGCTAATGCAATTGGTGATCAGACTTTCTATCAAGCAGTCGAATGTGATTATAGAGGTAGGGTATACTACACGGAATCATTCTTAAACTTCCAAGGCTCTGATATAGCTAAGGGTTTGTTTGAGTTTGATGAAGGTAAACGCCTAGGACCTCGAGGTTACTATTGGCTGTGCATACATACTGCCTGTTCATACAACAAGTCATATACGTTAGATGAGCTGGAGACTATGCCGTGGCTAAGCAAAGATTACAAGACACACTTAGAAGAGG